ATTTCAGATTAGCCCTCTGAATTATGACATACTTGCGATCAAAAATGAGACTGCAATCGCTCGCTCAGTGAGAAATCTTGTCACTACTCTTCCTGGAGAACGATTTTTCAATCAAAACCTTGGTTCAAACGTAACAAAATCACTTTTTGAGAACATCAATGCCATTTCGGCATCAGTAATTAAGGACGAAATTGAAAATACAATCATAAATTATGAACCAAGAGTTAATTTGATAGGTATTGATGTTTCTCCAGACTATGATAATAACAGTTTTAACGTAATAGTTAAATATGAAATTGTTGGAATTGACGTATTACCACAACAATTGTCATTTGCATTACAGCAGACACGATAAATGGCACTAGTCAACTTTAGCAATCTAGATTTTGATCAAATTAAGAGTTCGCTCAAGGAGTATTTGAGAGCGAACTCTAATTTTACTGACTATGATTTTGAAGGATCTAACCTTTCATCGATTATTGATGTATTAGCATATAATACTTACATTACTTCGTACAACGCTAACATGGTTAGTAACGAAGTATTCATTGATAGTGCAACTTTAAGAGAAAATGTGGTATCTCTTGCGAGAGCAATTGGTTATGTGCCTAAGTCAAGACGAGCTGCAGAAGCAAGAGTATCATTTTTTGTAGATACTACAAATTTAGACACAAATCCAATTTCTTTAACTCTACAGAAAGGAATTGTTTGTACAAGTGCGGTTGCATTTGGAAATGAGAGTTATACTTTTACAATTCAGGATTCAATTACCGTTCCTGTTGTGAATGGAATTGCTTCATTTGATAATATTCAAGTTTTTGAAGGAACTTATGTAACTCAAACCTTTACTGTTAATGCAAATGATCCCAATCAACGTTTCATTCTAACAAATCCAAATATTGATACTAATTTAATTCGTGTAGTCGTAAGAAATACTCAAAATAGCACTGTAACTCGTAAATTTACGCTTGCAGAAAATTTAATTGATATCAACTCCGAATCTAAAGTCTTTTTCATTCAAGAAATTGAAGATCAAAGATATGAATTAATTTTTGGTGATGATGTTTTTGGTAAAAAACTTGATAATTTGAATTATATTGAAGTTTCTTATGTTATAACAAACGGAGAAGCAGGAAATCGAATTAATGCATTCAATTATAGTGGAAGATTACTTGATAATAATGGATCTGTCGTTACAGAAGATATTTCTTTAGTTACAACTGATTCTGCATCACAATATGGTGCAGAAATTGAGTCTGTCAATTCAATTAAGAATTATGCACCAAGAATATACGCATCTCAAAACCGCGCAGTAACGGCAGCTGACTATGAAGCAATTATTCCATCTCTTTATCCAGAAGCTGAGTCAATTTCAGTATTTGGCGGCGAAACTTTAAGTCCTCCAAAGTATGGAAAAGTGTTTATTTCAATCAAACCTTATAATGGTTCATTTGTTCCAAATCCAATCAAAGATAATATCAAAGCAGGCCTAAGAAAATATACAGTTGCAGGAATTGTCCCAGAAATTCTTGATTTGAAATATATCTACGTTGAATATGATTCAACAGTTTATTATAACGCAAATACTTCTCCTGGAGCTAGCACGGTTAAATCTATAGCATCATCAAATATTGAAAAATATGCTGACTCAACAGAATTAAATAAGTATGGTGCAAGATTTAAGTATAGTAAATTTCAAAAAATAATTGATGATAGTCATGCGTCTATTACTTCAAATATTACAAAAATTACAATGCGTCGTGATGCAAAACCTGCTTTAAACAAACCTGCAGATTATGAAATTTGTTTTGGTAATCAATTTCATATTAAAGACTTGAAGAATGGTTATAATATCAAGTCTTCTGGATTTACAATTGATGGTGTATCTGAAACATTATATTTGTCAGATTCTCCAAATGCTGATGAAAAAACTGGAACAATATTTTTCTTCTCACTCAAATCGCCAACTGAACCAATTATAAAAAGAAGTAATGTTGGTGTAGTTGATTATGAACGTGGAGAAGTTAGATTATCTGCAATTAAATTTACCAATACATCTAAAACGGATTCTGGAATCCCAATCATACAAATTTCAGTAAGTCCTCAATCAAATGATGTCATTGGAAAAGAGGATCTTTATTTGCAACTAGATATTAATAACAGTGTGTTGAACATGCAGTCAGATGACATCTCATCTGGAGCAAATATTTCAGGTTCAACCTATATCGTGACTTCAAGTTACACAAACGGAGCCCTCGTAAGATTATAAGATATGTCAGAAGTAAGAGTTAAGATTAGTCAAGTTGTTGAAAATCAACTTCCAAGATTTGTAAGAGAAGAATTTCCTCTTGTTTCGGAATTCTTAAAGCAGTATTATCGCTCCTTTGAATTTCAAAGTGGAGCATCAGATCTTTTACAAAATATTGATCAATATATCAAAGTTGATGAACTGACAAATCTTACAGAAAGTACTACTCTTACTTCTAACGTTTCGTTTACTGATGATACTATTTTTGTAGACTCTACTTATGGATTTCCAGATTCATATGGTCTCATCAAAATTGATAATGAGATTATCACATATACATCCAAAACTTCAACTCAATTTCAAGGTTGTGTAAGAGGGTTTAGTGGCGTAACATCTTATGATAATCCAGCAACTACAGATCAACTTGTATTTTCTAACTCGGAAATTGCAGAACATACCTCCGAGTCTGTTGTAACAAATTTAAGTATTCTCTTTTTAAAAGAATTTTTTAATAAGGTTAAAAAACAAGTTAGCCCAGGATTTGAAAGTAGAGAACTGTATTCTGGTTTAAATGAAAGTCTTTTTGTCAAACAATCAAAAGATTTTTATTCTTCAAAAGGAACCGATGCATCTTTTAAAATTTTATTTGGAGCTCTTTACGGAAAAAATGTAGAAGTTGTACGCCCAAGAGATTATTTAATTCAACCATCAGATGCTCAATATAGAATTACAAAAGATTTAGTAGTTGAAGCAATTGAAGGGGATCCTATAGATCTCCAAAATAAAACTCTTTATCAAGATTTTGATGGATTTTTTAAAAAAGCAGAGGGAACAATATCTAAAGTTGAAAAAATTGTTCGCGGCGAAAAAGAATATTACGTAATAAGTCTTGATTATGATTATGATAAAGATATTAATGTTTCCGGAACTGTTTTAGGTGAATTCAGTATTCATCCAACAACGCAAACAGTCACAAACACTGCGATTAATGCAACAACCTTAGATGTTGATTCTACAGTAGGATTTCCATCTTCAGGTAAATTGATTGTAGATTTGGCAAATGGAACATCTCTGACTGTAACTTATACAGAAAAATCTTTAAATCAATTTTATGGATGTTTTGGAATTGCACAATCCTTTTTAAGTGGCCAAGAGATTAGAATCAATGCGTATTCATACGGTTATAGTGGAATAACAACAACTGATGTTGTAAAAGTCAGAGTCAGTGGAGTATTATCTGATCTTAATATTTTAGATGAAACTAGTTTTTATCAAAAGAATGATTTAATTAAGATAAAATCTTTGGGCGTAAATTTAACTGATTATAAATCAAACAATTGGTTTTTCAATATTGCAACACGATATGATGTCAAAACCCTTGAACTTCTTGATATTTCAGATTTTACTTATAAAATAAATTTATATGATGATCATAATTTTTCTATTGGAGACTCGATTACATTAATAGGAGTTGATAATGAAGAATTTTTATCCACAATTGTTAATGAAGAAATTATTGATACTTCGGAATCTAGTATAGTTTTATTGCAAAATAAAACTTCTTTCAATATCAGTGGTCAAGGGCAATTAGATACATCAAAATTCTACACTATTAGAAAAAATATTTTAAAAGTAAATACTCCAACATATCCAAGTTTAATAAATTATACTTCAAATGTTCAAAATGTATACACTGATTTAGATGGTTCTCTTTACATTGCATCACCATCTTTACCAAATTATTCAAATCAACCATTAAGCATTAATGATCGTTCGGTTGTTTTTTCTGGCACATTTGCAGGAACAGAATTAAATATTGGAAATCATAATTTTTATACTGGTGATATAATTGTTTATAATCCAGAAGATGCAAATAATAAATTAGATTTACTCAAAGGAATTTATTTTGTAAAGAAAGTTGATGATGTAACAATAAAATTAGCTAAAAGCAAAGAAAGCATTTTTACAAATAATTTTATTTCAATATCTGGAACAGTATCAAATAATAAATTTTATTTTTATGATTTTGCTGATAGTGGTTTAAATCTTAATTTAGTCGAAAATCAAAAATTAATCAGAAAACTTTCTAGTCCAGAAAATACGGTTGAAACTTATGAGACCGTGCCTGGATCTACGGGAATTTTTGTTAATGGTGTAGAACTGTTAAATTACAAATCTGAGGATTTGGTATATTATGGCAAAATTGAAAGTATTGACGTTTTAGGGCCTGGTGATGGATATGATATTATAAATCCACCAATCTTAACAATATCTGATGATATTGGAAGTGGAGCATCTGGATATTGCTCTGTAATAGGATCTCTTGATCGTGTTGAAATAATTGATCCTGGATTTGATTATCTAGAAAATCCAATCATCACAGTTTCTGGTGGTAATGGATCTGGTGCATCAGTCAAATCAAATTTAATTAATTTTGATCATTTTGTTGAATTCAATTCAACTTCTCCAGCTGGTCATATAAATCTTACCAATAACACAGTAGGATTTTCAAGTTATCATAGGTTTAGAAATTCTGAAAAAATAATTTATAATTCTCAGGGTGGAACAAGTATTGGTGGATTGTCAAATGGCGCTTTCTATTATGTTGCGGTTCAAGATGGATTTACTGTAAAACTTCACAAAACACTTAATGACTCAGTGGTTGGTATTAATACCATTGATTTAACATCTTTTGGGACAGGAATACATAAACTTTCATCTATAATCAAGAAGAAAAAACTTGGATCTATATCAGTAATTTCACCTGGAGACGGATATCAAAATAAAAAAGTAACGACAACAACTGTAGGAATTATTACGTCTTCCAATATAGTCAATATTAAAAACCACGGATTTAAGAGTGGTGAATTAATATCATATCAAACAACAGGATCTGTCATTGGTGGACTGTCTACATCATTAAATTATTACGTTACAAAAGTAACTAATGATGAATTTAAATTATCAAAAGTTGGTTTGGGAACTGTGGGAATTGGAACAGAAATTACAGATTTTTATTATAACACAAAACAATATATTGATTTTACTTCCACTGGAAGTGGATCCCATACATTTAATTATCCAGAAATTCAAATCAATATTAAAGGTTCAATAGGAGTATCAACTCTATCAGGCCAAAACTTTGATGCCATTCTTCAACCAATTTTTAGGGGGTCCATTAACTCTGTTTTTGTTGAGTCGGGTGGAGTAAATTATGGATCAGAAGATATTCTGAATTTTGACAGACAACCATCTTTTAATTTAAGTAGTGGCACGGCAGCCGAAGTTATAGTAATAGTTCTCAATGGAAAAATTTCAGAAGTTCTTGTTGTAAATGAAGGATCTGGTTATAACTCTCCACCAAATCTAACAATTAATGGAACTGGTAGTGGAGCGCGGCTAACTCCTATTATATCTAATGGATCTTTAGTTGAAGTCAAAGTCATTTCTAGTGGAAATGACTACTCGTCCTCTACTTTTATAACTGTAACCGCTGCTGGATCTGAAGCTAAATTCAATGCAGAAGTAAAATCTTGGAGAATTAATTTAGTTGAAAGATTAATTAACGCTGGACAAATTCCTAACGATGATGGAATATTAAATAAATCCTTGAATGAAAATTTTGGACTTAAATATTCGCACGCATATGCGCCAAGAAGTCTTAGATCTTTATTATTATCAACTAAATTTTTAAATGAAAGTGTTACATTTGTTCCTGATTTACAAATTTTGTCTGGAGTTGAGGTATTATCAAATGCACACTCGTCAATTATCGGATATGCATATGATGGAAATCCAATTTATGGACCTTATGGATATAATGACCCAGCTGGTGGAGTTGTAAAATGTTTAGAATCTGGATATTCACTATCAATTAAATCAAATAGACCAAGTACCTCATTATATCCATCTGGATTTTTTATTGAGGATTATGAATTTACAAAATCTGGAGATTTAGATGAATACAATGGAAGATTTTGTGTTACGCCAGAATATCCTAACGGAGTTTATGCATATTTTTGTACAATAAATTCAGTATCATCCGATACTGGCGGCGTTTTTAACAATTACAGAAGACCTTTATTCCCATATGTGATTGGGCACGAATATAAATCAAAACCAATTGGATTTAATTTTGAAAAATTATCAAATCAAGATGAAATTGATATTAATGAAACCAAGTGGTTACGTAACACAACTCCGTATGGGTTAACAAAACAAAGAAATTATTACGATTATATAATCGATCCTAATAAAATTAAAAAACAACTATCGTCAATAAAAAGTACATCAAAAGGAAGCATAGAATCAATAGGAATTGTTACTGGAGGAACTGGATATCAAGTTGGCGATCAACTTGTTTTCAATAGCAATGGAACCGGTGGTTTTGGACTCAATGCAAGAGTTTCTACTATAGGTGGAAAACAAATATCACAAGTAAGTGCAGCCAACTCAACAGTATATAATGTTGAGTTTGTTCCTTTATCTGGCGGAAATAATTTTATTGGGTTCGCAACACAACCACATGCTTTTTTAAGTAATGAAGTTGTTACAGTTTCTTCATCATTAGATTATCAAAAGTCAGGAAAAATTTCAATTAGATCAAATACTTTAACACTTACTAATGGTATTGGATCAATAAGTGCAACTGGGAATGTAGTATATCTACAAGTAGATGGACTATTAAATTATCCAAATATTAAAGAAAATGACATTTATCAAATTATAAACGAACAAGTAAAGATTTTAAATATTGACACCTTATCATCTAGAATAAGAGTTTTAAGAAATACTAATGGTGCAGCTGGGGTTAACACATATTCTGCGGGTATAGCATTAACTGAAGTAACTAGAAAATTACAACTTAATTTTGGAATTTCTACGTCATATCAATATAATTTAAATAAAGAGTTTTATTTTGATCCTAGCGAATCTGTGGGTCTTGGAACAACCTCAGGACCTGGAATTGGATACACATTATCATTCACAAATCCAGGAGCTGGAATTACTCAAATTAATATTCCAACTAGAGCAGTATATTTACCGGGTCATCAATTAACAACTGGAATACCATTAATTTATAAGTCTAATGGTGGAACTTCAGTGTCAATTTCTACTGATGGAATTTCTAATTTTCAACTTGCAGAAAACTCCGTCGTATATGCGGCTAAAATTTCCGATGATTTGATTGGCATATCTACATTTAGAGTTGGACTTGGAAGCACAGGATCTTTTGTAGGAATTGGCAGCACTGTAACAGATATACTTTACTTTACAAGTATTGGAGTTGGAAATAGTCATAGTTTTAAAACGAGTTATTCCAATATCTTGAGCGCACAAGTCAGTAGAAATAAAGTTACAGTATCAACAGCATCTTCTCATGGTTTAACAGTAAATGATGATGTTTATGTTAATGTAAATCCAGGATTAACGACTACAGTGGCAGTAAAGTATGATAATTACAACAGAAGATTAGTTGCTAATCCAAGATCTTTTGTTTCTGGAGATGTCAATATTGAAAATGATACGATTACAATACCAAATCACAAATACAAAGTTGGAGAAAAAATTATTCACACTTCCACTGCTCCTTCTGGTGGATTATCAAATGAGTCAATTTATTATGCAGTCCCTGTAGATGAAAATAGAATCAAATTATCGGAAACTTATTATAGCGCAGTGCAACCTATTCCAACTGTTGTTGGGATTAGCACAGCTTCCTCTGGAACAATTTCACAAGTAAATCCTCAAATTACTTTAATTAAAAACTATACTTTAGTATTTGATGTTTCGGATTCTTCTTTGTCATTCTTCAATAATGGAGTTCAATATTCAGCATTTGATTTAAACTTCTACACTGATTCTAAATTTAAAAATGTTTTTGATTCAACTTCATCTTCATCTTCATTTGAAGTTGTAAAAACTGGATCTATTGGTGTAACTTCTACCGCAACGGTTGCGTTA